CCAAGTGATGGCGGACAGCGCGGCATAAACTGCTTGCTGCTCGTCTTGCGGAAGACTGCCGGCGTACTCGACCATGGCCAGCTTGATCGGCAGCGCCACGATACCCAGCGGGTTTGCCTCGGCAGCCCCGAGCACCAGCCCCACCCCAGTGCTTGCCACATCAGCGCCGTGCGCGGCGTAGGTGCCCTCGCGCGTAGGCGCGCAGGCGGTCAGCAGTAGGATGAGGATGGCGGCGCGCAGCATGTCACACCTCGCCCCCGACAGGCATCAGGCCCATTTCGGCGAGCACGTCAGAGGCAGGCAACTCGCTCACCGTGGCCTGACTCAGCAGCCCCTGCGCGTCTGCCAGAGCTATCGTGACACCTGCCTCTGCCAGCATCGCTACCAGTGCTTCGGGAGACTCCAGCGCAACCGCGAACTGCTCTTCGATCCAGCCCTCTGACACGTAGTGCGTAGCCGGTGCTGCGCCAGTCGGGCTGTAGGCCGCGACGAACATGCCCAGCCCAGCAGGCACAGCCTCTGCAAGTTGCCGGGCCGTGGGCGCGATACCCGCCGTCACGATCATGGCGCGGAATACTTTGGCGGTCATAGCGTCACCCCCGCGGCTTTGGCGTAACCCTTTTGCAGCTTCGTGATGTGCGTGGCACTCAGGCTGTCAGTGGGTTGCAGGAGCAGGATCAGCGGTGGAGCGTACTCTCGGATGTTGGCGAAATACGCAGTGCCTCCGCGGGCTCCGAAGAACACGTCATGTTCAATATAGGTGCCGGTGCCTTGGTCTACGGTTAACAATACGGCTTGTACGCCGTTGACATTCAGGCTGGCAACGTCATTCGGTATATCGCCGCGTCCAACACACACGCTCCTGATTCCTGTATGGCCTCCGCTACCAGACCCAGAAATTGAATCCAGCGTCCCTTTTGATCTGACGTTGAACCCTGGGCCATATGAGTAGATCCCAAAGACCCCGGTGTTTGATGCAGGGGCTGAAGATGCTTCAACGATGGGTTGAGCCGCAGCCCCTGATAGCTGTTGCCCAGCCCAGAACACACAGGCTTTCGTCGCCCCGTTCGGGTTCATGTGGCTCTTGGCCCAGTCGTCCGTCTGTGCGCGCCAGTAGGTTGGGAACCCCGTTTCGTCGTAGTCGCTGGCGGTGGTCACGCGCTGGTAAGCGGGGATGCTGGGGATGGCGTCGGCGGAGAGGCGGAGGTCGGCGCCCCAGATGTAGATGCCGCTGGTGCCGTCGCCAGAAGGCGTATCCGCGGCGATTCGCACAACCCCTGTCGTATTTGTTGCTGTAGCCAGATCTGTTATTGCCAGCCTATACCATCCATCCCCAACATAATCGATCGTCCCAGGGATGCTACCAACGTTATCTAGTATGGTCCCAGTCGTCAAATCTGCTTTGATGTAGGTCGGAGAATTTGGGTCAAGGTATAAAGTTATTACTGATAACTCACCGGCCTTTGCGTACACTGAAAGCGTGTAGGTTATTCCAGCAACAAGAGAAGCAACTCCCGGAGCAGCGAATATATTGGAATGGTCAGAACCAACACCACCAAAAACACCGGCCCCCGGCACGAGCTTGGATGCTGTTAAGGTTCCGGCAGGGGATATTGCAGCATTCGCAACAACAGTAGCTCCATTTCTTTTCTGCCACGCAGCATTCGTGAAGTCTTCCGTAGCCAGCAGTTGGTTATACCGGCGCGAGAACTCACCTCTCGCTGAGGCGGTCACCTGAAGTTGGTCGTGCCCACCGCCGCTACGGTCTTTCAACAAGTACTTGCCTTGACCAGCCCCGATGGGGTAGGTGACGGGAACGCCCAAAGCGGAGAACAGCACACAATCCTGCGGGCGCCCGGCTGCAATCGCGGCCATGTTCTTGGCAATGCACTCGTCGTAGCTGGGCTTTGCCGGGTCGGTGTAGATCGCGGCTACGCGGCCTGCGCCTGCTGGGAGCAGTTGGGAGATGGTGAGGGCTGTGGGGCGGCGGCCGAAAGGCGCAGCCAGTGGCCGCACCGCGGGCTGGAGAATCGGACGAAGAATCACGAGCCGATCTCCACGCCGCACGAAGCCGCCTGCGGCAGCAGGTCGCGCTCAACGCGGAACGTCACAGGGCCTGCGATCTCCACCGCGGTCGGTTTTCCGGCGCCGAGGAAGTCGTGCCGAATGTACGCACCGGCGGACGTCTTGATGGCGACGTACACGTGCGACTCGTTGTGCAGCACCGTGCCCGACGCGGGTTTGAGAAAGACCACGGCGGTGCCTCCCACATCCACCGTCTGGTCCGAGGAGTTCGCGGCTGCGTAGCCGGCTGCGAGAATCTGAGTTGCCATTGTCGTGGTCCTTTACCGTGTGCGCGCGGCCACGTTCGGCGGCGCGATGTACTCGTCGTTGTCGATCCCGTCCTGGTCGCCTTCTTCGGTCGATCCGCCACCCTGACCACCGAGCGGATCGACCCAGAGGCCAAGTTCCTTCTCTCGCTGCATGTCGGCAGCTCGCTCGTCGTCCACCTCGTCCGGGTCGTCGCCGCGAGCGCCGATAACAGACGAGCGGCTGCGGAAACCTGCCTCGACTTCCAGCTTCTTGCCCTGCGGGTCTTGCACCGGGTGGATGTACTCCCAGCCGTGCGGTGCCCACTCAGCGCGACGCACGTCCTCGGCCTCGGCGGGACTGATTTCGCCGGCTAACACCGCGCCCTCGACAAACCAGTCGAGCACCTTCTGGCAGAACATCGGGATCACGATCTGCCACTGGCGCTGCTCGGCGTAGCGGCGGAAGTCGTTGATGATGACCCGCAGCGTCCGGTCGCTGATCTCACGGATGTCACCGGACATCAACTCATACGGCAGACCGGTGCCAGCCGCCGTGCCGAGGTGGGACGTGCGCATATAGTCGCTGTACGTCGTGCCGGCCTCGGGCGGGTTGGCGAACTGCACCTCCTCGTTCTCGTCCAGGGTCTGAATGAGGCCGGGCTTGAGCGGGAGCAGCGGATTCGGCTCGCCCATCATGTAATCGACCACAGCGCCGGTCAGTTCGGCAATGGCCGGGTCGCTCTGGTCAAGTTGGGGTGCCGTTCGCTTGATGAAACCGACGAACAGGTTGGCGAGCTTCTGCCGCTCCAGCGTCGCGTCCTCGTAGTCTGCGATGTTGCGCTGTCGAACGAGCACCGGCGCCATCGTCGGCACGCCGCGCAACTGGCCCGGGCGCTTGGGCTCGTAGATGTGCGCCACGTCGGAGGCCGGCACACGCACGAGGTTGTCCGGGCCGACGTTCGCGGCCTGCTGATCCCCCGGGTGCTGCTTGTAGAACCAGTACGCGATGCGCCGACCGCGCTTGTTGAGTTCGATCCCGGAGCGGATGACGTGGCCGGTCGGCAGACCCGGGTACTGGTCGGCATCGAGAAGCGCCAACATGTCGGCTTCGAGCAGTTGCACCTGCATCGGCACCGCAAACCCCTCGTCCGGGAAACGGCGGCGGCGGCGCGCGAACGCCTCACCGCCGTCGAGCCACGCACGAGTCACCAGCCCCTGCTGGCCGTAGAAGTCGAGCACGCCGTCAGCGTCGCATTGCTTCGTGAAGTCGTCGAACAAGTCGTTGATGCGCTGCTTGCGTGCCTTGTCCTTGATCCGCTTGAAACGCGGGCGGATGCCGACACCGATGAGGTTCGACACCCACTTCTGGACGACCGACTCCCCTGCCCAGTCGTTGCGCACGCTGTCGCGCGAGCGGTCGCGGATGGTCTGCAAGCCAGCGAGCGCAACATTGGGACCGCTGGACGGCGGGTTCCAGCCGGCCAGGCGGCGACCGCGACCGGCAGCGTCGTAGCGGTTGAGGATGTTTCGCGTCTTGGCGCCGGCGTCACCGGTCGGCTGCTGCGTCTGAGCCTTCGGTGGGCGGCCGATGCGCTTGCCGTTCTTCGAGAACGTCGCCATCAGTCGTACCCCCGGCCGGCGTAGTATGCGTATGCTTGCTTGGGCGACCCCTTGCCGGACTGAGCGGCAAGACAGGCGTTGAGCCGCGCCTGGACGTCGTTGCGGGCCTTGATGAGCGAGTCGCCAGTGTTGAAAATCACCGTCTGCCCACCGAGCGTGGTCGAGCGCACGCCCGAAGCGATAGCCGCGTTGAGGTTCGCCAGATCGGCTTGCAGTTGAGCGATCTGCTCAGGGGAACAGGTGGGCATTTCCGGGGCTTTTCTCAGAGAAAGTGCCCGAATGGTCCGCTAAAAGTCCGAAAAAGGCTCTGCGGCACAATTTCGCAGCACCAAAAAGAAAGCCGGACACGAGGTCCGGCTAAAAGCACTGCCCGCCATGCCGCGCACTTCGTAAACGCTTGAGCGGGCGGTGCTGACCCGATGATCAAGGAGACATCACCATCATCGAAGCGGGCCGGACGGCCATTCCCGGCTATGGCACTGTCTGACGTGCCCCACAAGTCATGCCCCCGCGATTGCTCGCCGCCTGGTGCAATGAACTGACTGCCTTCCCGAGGTCGTCGGCCCTCGCGTTTCGGCTGTGTGCGGCCCCGTTACCCGAAGGTTTCGCCGCGTCCGCTTCGATGATGGTGCCGTCTTTCCGGCTGTCAGATGGCGATGGGGGTCGAACCCATCCAACACGAACTTGACCGTGTTTCCGGCGCAACCACAGACATGACTCCGTAGCGCACTCCGTCGTGTCCAAGGCATACGTACGATATCCTTGGCAGAAAGCTCATAACCACTGAGCACACCATCAAGTAGCGCACCCGGCACCTTCCCGAGGGTGCTCTGACGGGTGTGCGATCACCGATCGGTGTTCGCACCCTTTGCCCGCTGCTCTTCAACGTTAAGCTACGGGTGCGCTACTTGATGGCGCCGTCTTTCCGGCTGTCAGATGGCTCGCATAAAGCAGCGTGTGACTGCAGGAACCGAGATGTGCAATTCCGAACCTACTGCGGCGCTAACCCGCAGGACCATCGGTTTGTATTTTAGCAGTCGCGCAAGCCGTGTCAACACCTCAGAGCGCAGCGTACGCATGTCGGCGGGGTCGCTTGACGCGCGGACGCACGACGTGCACCTCACTGATCACGGGGTCGGAGATGATCGCGTTCTCCTGCGCGGCGCGGCGGTCCTCTCGTGCCACCACCTCGGAGTTCTTGTCCAGCGGGGCGAGCCATGCCGGCACACGACCCCAGTCCACGATCTTGTCGATCCCGAGGCGCATGCGACCGGCGTAGATCATCCGCAGCAAGTCGAACGTCTCGTTGCGCTTCCTGATCTGCTTCCAGGTGCCGTTGGCCTCGCGCACCTCGGCCTCCAACTCGTCGAAGAACGCCTGCGGGAGCCAGCCGGCCGGGTTGAGCGTCGGGTGTTTCGGCGCTGGGAAGTGAATGTACCCCGGCCCGGGCGTGTCGCGCTTGAGGTCGGCGTACACGATGTCGGACAACAGGTTTGTGTTGCACACGAGCAGCGGTACGTCACCCTTGTTCTTGGACGTTCGCTTGCCGACCCACGACTCCTTGATGATCGGCGCGCTGGGTGTCGTACCACCCTTGTAGAGCGTCACGCGATGGTGCAGGCCGAGTTTGCGCACCCGTCGATACCATGCGTACGCTCGCTCGGTCACGCCGTCCTCGCCACCAGTGTCCACCGTGACCATCCGGGCTCGGATTTCAAGGTTCTCGGTCGGTGTGCGCCATGTGGCGAGCAGCAGCTTCTCGGTCAGGATGTCCCAGTCCTCGTCGTATGCCGCCGGGTCGATCTGGGCGAACTCCTGCCCCATACCCTCGCGCTTGGACTGGCGAATCTCGAACCTGTCCACGAGCCAGCTTTCCCGGCCGGCGCCCAGAGCCATGACCTGCACGACGAAGCGACTGTTCGAGCCGCCCTGCACGTCCACGGCGATCTCCAGCATCCGGGTCTCTGGCGGCACGATGTAACGCGGCAATTCTTCGCCTCGGTCTGCCGGCCGGCGGCGGCTCGACTGCGCTTCCTTCAGGTGACGGCTCATGTACGGCAGCCCCTGGTCGGTGTTGGTCGTCGTCTTGAGCTTTTCCTCGCTGCCGGTCAGCGCGTAGTCCCGCAGGCCGTACAGGTACTGCTCCACCAGTGACTTCCACGACTGGAACGCCGCAGCCACGCCACCGAGCCAGTAGCCCCGCACGGTCGAGGTCATGGGCGAGCCGATGATCTCGCGCTCGGCGGTGATTCGCACGTTGTCCGGCAGCCAGATGCCGTTCTTGTTGAGCGACTGCTTCCACTTTGGCGCAAGAACCGACCCGCAGTGGGGGCAGATCACGCCCCGCGCGAAGTGCTCGGCCATGCCGGGAATGTCGGACGTGCGCACCTCATCGAGCAACACTTCCTCCGGCGGGAGGTGGAACAGTCCGAGTCCGGGAGCAGCCTCGAAGTGCTCGCGGCAGTCCGGGCACTGCCAGTACCACCGGTGGCGGTCGGAGCGGTTGTAAAGACTCACGATACCGGTGGTCGGCGGGCCTTCGTGCGGCGTAGCGGGGCTCCAGGACGGGTCTTCGAGCGGCTTGCCGGGGCTGGACTCGACCAGGCACATGCCGCGGCTCAGGAACGTCGTCGTCCGCTTCTTGGCAAGGTCGAACAGCGGTCCCTCGCCGTCCACGTTCTCGGCGTTCTCGATGCGGTCGATGTCGGTAATCGCCACGTAGCGGTACGTCGAGCCGCTGACGTTGCTCACGGTCGGCCAGGCGATGCGCAGCCACATGCCGTGGCGGAACATCGTGTCGAACGTGTTGGAGTCCACTGTCCGCGGGGACAACATCGCGCGGACGTTGGGGCTGTTTCGGATCGCCCGGTCCACGTCGGTCTTGGAGAACTCGCGGGCTTTGTCCTTGGACATCTGGATGAACAGCATGTCCCCGGGGTCGTTGCAGACCGCGTGGGCCATCCAGCCGAGCAGCAGCCCTGCAGTCTTTCCTGTGCGTGCAGGACCGACAAAGATTACCGCCTCGTGCCGTCGGCTCGCCAGTGCGTTCATCGGGTCGATCATGTAGGGTGTCTCAGTGCCGTCCCACGGGCCGCCAGACGAACCGGTCTGCTTGATGACCAGGTTTGAGGCTGCACCCTCGCTGACGCTCACCCTGTTTGGTGGCTTCAACGCCTGGTAGCCGCTGAAAGCGTCGGAAAGGGCGAGGCGTTTCTGGTCGGATTCGTCCAGCGCGTACTGCTTCGTCAACCCTCGTCCCTTTCCACGAACAACTCCAACCCCTGCGCCACGCTGTTCAGCGCTGCGTCGATGGCTTCCTGGACGCGCTGGACGACCTCCGGCGGGAGGTTGAACTTGCGCTCCAGCGTGTCGGGCACCGAGCGAAGCCCTTGCGCGAGTTCGGCCTGAAGCGTTGCCGAAGCCTCCCGAAACGCGGCCCGCGACAGGTACTCCTTGCTGTCAATCTTGTACTTGAGCCATGCGTTTGCGGCGTCCGCCTCCATTTTGTTGAGGGCTGCTTTGGCCTTTCGAACGCTCAGGCTAGTCTGATCCTCACCGTCAGCGGTGCCTTCGGCGGCCATCTGCGCGGCCTTTTTCGGCGAGTAGCCCTTCGGACGGCCGCGCCGGATCGGGCTGACGAACCCGCTGTCGTCAAGTTCAAAATCGGCGTGCATGGGTGGGATGATACCGGAATTTTCGCGTTTGCGATAACGGTTCTATATAAGTGAACACGCATATAACCAGTTCGCATCAACGGAATCTGCATTATTACGGCTAAATATTTGGGGCCAGGTGTTCTCCGGGCCTCCGTGTCCC